ATTAACTAACAACATAACACACATTCGAGTCATGCTATCACGACATACAGAAAAATTAGTCTTCATAGGCGCAACTAATCACATGCGACGTTACCTAGATTACATAGGCTCTAACATCGACATTAATCTAAGTCGATATGGACTTCTAATTCATGATGCATCGATACCGACTGAGATACTACAGCAAGGGGCGGGTTATCGACCAACAAAACTACCGTTGATGAGAGTAGACGATATAGTACACTACCCGAAAGCAAACATCGATATGGTACTTGAGATCATGCAGAAAACATTCAAAGAAAATGACTTTCTATCCGACGTAGCAGGAGTGACCGATACCATGATAGATCATGAAGGTGGTGGTCGCATTAATATTAAAATGGAAAAATTCTTGGATAACATGAGAAAAATGCACGTCACTGGGTTTAAAATAGTCAAAAACACTTTCGCCAAACAGCAATTCTCTGACGCATTAACCGCCATAGGATCATTGAGCGGTAGATACTGTAAAAACACAAAGAGAGTATCACAGAGAATGGTTATTAATGATGTCGCCACAATGTTGAACAATTTCTCAAAATTTACACGCGACGATCTACCTGATATCGACATACCAATGGAGTTTGACGATAATTTAACCATGGATGTCATTAGTCAATTAGACCATAAAACACTTGTATGGCTAAAACATTTGAGAAGATCAGCAACAAGAGAAGGCATGTATGAATATCACCACTCAGAAGCGCTAAGATCAATTGATGCCAAACAAATGTCGAGGGAAGAATACGACAAATTGATCACAGAATCGCGAGATTTCTGGGTGAGCTTCTTCCCAAAGAAACAAGTAAAAGCTAAACTACAGACTAAAGCATACGACTTTAGAAAAGTATCACAAGGTGTCGCCGCATATATGAAAAATATTAACATTTTATACGCTGCTTTCGGTCGATTGGCAGCACAATTAATACCCACAGTTCTAAAAGATAACGTAATAATGGCCGCAAATATGACTGATGCTGAGTTTTCCGCAAGATTGGGTGAAATAAAGAATAAATATCGTGAGAAACACGGGATAAAGAAGTTGGACAAAGCAGCCGGAGACTTTACTGAATTCGATTCCACGCAAGGTGTCATGGCTTACGTACTTACATCCGTTTTATACATCATACTAGGTATGCCACCACAACTCGTAGCCAGACTCAGAGATCATAGTGACACTTGGGTCATGTATACTGACTTCATACGTTTGATCGGTGAATTAAAATTTCACTCCGGTACATTCGAAACCTGGTTTAGAAACACATTTTACAACATGTGCAACATCGCGACCGTATACGAATGGGTATTACTGGTGGTTGCCGTTTTCACTGGCGATGACTCAGCCTTAGAAGGTTTAGATATCAAGTTCAGCAATGAAGAATGGTTGAATAAAAACAAACTACTGCTGAAAGACGAAAAACCGCCTGTTATCGAATTTGCCGGGAAATTTATGTGTGATCATGCTGTCGCACCTGATCCTTTAAGACGTGTAGCCAAATATTTATCGAAAATTTACTCGACGCAAGAACAATATAGTGAAA